TCGCGCCAGACCTTGATCATCGTTTCGATGTCTGCCATCGATTCCCAGATCATCGTCCGGCCAAGCTGCAAGACTTCGTCCGGGTCGCCGGTGCCTTCGGTGAGACGTGCGGGAGTCCCGGCGCTGGCAGCGGTCATCGAACGAACGAAGAGCAATGCATACTCATCGTCCCAGATGTCCGCGCCGTTGCGCTGTAGGGCGCTGGTCTCAACAGCGTTGATCTTCAGGATCCCAGCAAGCTCGGCTTTGCCGACCGGCGCGCGGTCCTTGGTATCGCTACCGGTACCGCCCGACTGCGCGCTGATGATCTGCGCAACCTGCGTGAGGTTTGTAAAGACCTCTTCGGAAACCGCCAAGACGATCTCCATTTCAGGATCGACGATCCCGCCGAGCTGACGAACCAGCTGCAGCTTGCCCTGGGCAACGTCGTTGATCGGCGTTGCGTTGGACAAATCGTCCCACTCGTTCGTAATGGTCTTAGTGAACCCACTGAACGTGGTGGCGTTGAACAGAAGAGTTGCCCAGCGGTACTCTTCCTCAACCATGATAGCGCGCTGCAGAGCCCGGGCTACCTTAACCCGCTTGCTCCAGCTCGAACGCATCATCGCGGCGTCCGCGATAGGTTCTTCCAAACCGTAATCGTACGCTTGGAAGCTGTCGACCGTGTGAGTGTGACGTACCCGGGCAAATGCCGAGCTGTCGGTACGCTGGAGCTCGCCGACGATTTTGGTCATCTCGGTCAACTCTAGCTTGTCGTAGTCGCCCTTTTCCTTCTCGACCATGATCGGGGGACAGATGCGCCGTCCCATGAACGCGCCGGCCAGGTTGTTGCTGTACTCCTGGACCAACAGGCTAATGTCGGCAGTGGAAGTGCTAGTATTCTGCATTTTGCAGTCCTCGTTTTGGTTGGTAAAAACTAAAGCGGTAATCCGTCCCCGAAGGGAGCCCGATTACCGCTCTGTTCGCAGTTCCGGCTGGCCGGCCGTACCGCGGTGATTTATTTGGTTACGGGTTGATCTCGATCATCAGTGCAGCTGCCGAAGCGGCTTCGTTGGCAAAACCGTGGGTAGTGCCGGAAGACGCGTCGTCGATCTTACCATCGGCGGCGCCGTAAACAGCTGCTGCTGCCACGACCACACCGGCGGACTCGATGAGATGCGTGCCGGACTGGCCCCACAGTTTAATGGTGACCGGATCACCAATCGCCAATGCGGCGTTAATGGTCACGCCCAACGGCAAAGGAGTTTCAGCCGCACCTGCATAGCCGACCGTGTTCGCTGCCGTCAGCTTAACGCGACGGTTAGCGGCCAAAACCGTTCCCGCGACGTAGGTCCGGAAAGGAGAGTCTGTTTGGGTATTCATTTCTTTCTCACTTTTACTTGTCTTGGCTGCCCGAAGCGCCGCGACTGGTTAAGCCTGGGTTAAGCCCGGCCTGCTTTCTTACGTTTTTTCAGTTTCGCTTTGTACCGCTTGACAACCGCTTCGGTCGTATCATCCGCATACTCCTTGTATAGGGCCGGATTATTCTTCTTCAGCAGGATCATGCGATTCGCAAATGGTCCCGGATACTTCTCGATCGTCTTGAGGACGCGGGTCTGGAATCGATCCTTAGCCCGCGAATCCTCATAAGGCGAAAGCGCCGGAACTTCCGGAGCCGTCTCCGGAGTTTCAACACCTGGCCCGACATCGTCAATCTTGACCTCATCCGTCGCGGCCTTCGGGGCTTCGGCCTTCGGGGCTTCGGCCTTCGGGGCTTCGGCCTTCGGGGCTTCGGCCTTCGGGGCTTCGGCCTTCGGGGCTTCGGCGACGGGTTTCGTCTCGATCCCGGCGTCGGTGTTATTGTTCTCTTTTTCGTCCATAACTAATCTCTGTTAATCTTATGGTACTGGGTCAGCACGCCGCAGCGCTATTGAGCCGGGTTACCCTGGCGATGATCGGACGGTTTCTTGTCCGGGTACTTGGCCCAGACCGCTTCCAAAGCATCGCCGGAGCTGGCGAACTTACCTTCGCCCTTCCACTTCTGCGCCAGCGCGCCGGCGGACATACCCTTTTCGGTATCGTCCTGGCCGTCGTCGCCGTCGGCGCCGTCGTCGCTAAGCGGAACCGGGGTGGATCCACCGGCCTTCAGCGCGGCAACTTCATCCTTGGATGCCTTCAGCTCGGCGTCCTTGGCGGAGAGAGCGGTTGCATGCGCGGCGGTGTTGTCGCTGAGCTGCTTCTTCAGATCGTCGTTGTCAGTTTTGAGAGCCTTATGCTCTTCTTCCTGGTGCTTCGCCTGAGCATCAGCAAAGCTGAGCCCGGCCCTGAGGTAAGCCATGCCGGCTGTAGCGCCGAATGTTCCCTCGTACTTTTCAAGCAGGTCAATGGATAGTTCTACCATGTCTCTTACCTCGTTTATCGTTTTGGGTTAGGGTGAAAATTTATCAAAACAGCACTATGCCTCCGAGCCTTACTTGATAGCCATCTTCGCCTATCGTGATCTCTTCGGCGGTGAGAATCTTGTCATCTGTGATTGCTATATGGTGCAATGCGTGGCTTGGTTTGTCCCCGGCAGCGGTGTTGCCTACGTAGGATGTGCCGGAGGGGATGATTGCTGAGGCCACTACTACCGGCGTCTCTCCATCAACCTGCAGCGTGTGATTCACGCCATCGTATTTGACCGTGATAACGCTGAGCGTATCGGCTGTGAGCTTCTTGGTGCTCACTGCGGTTCCATCTATTTCAATAAAACCAGCGGCTGTGAGTTTCAGCCGGAACGCGCCGGACTCAAACAGCACGCATTCGGCGGCTTCAGGATTTTCGTCTTCGCTCCAGCCGTAAGTTGTGATTGTAAACTGAATCGTTGCCGTCGCTGTATATGTGTGCAGGAAGGTAAGAACGTCCTTCAGATAGTCCGTAAGTGCGGGCGATAAGTCAGGAAACCCGGCTGCGGGGGCGGAGCTCTTAACGCAGCGAGCTTGGATAAGCTCAATTCCGTAACCTGTTATTCCAGTGTATATAGCCCCGTTAAAATCTAGGGGGGCCGATTCTCCAATTGCGATGTAAATTCCACCTGTAGATGTCGAGTCTGCTGTCGCAGTCACTTCTACTATGCAATCATCGCCGAGTTTCCTAATTGCCACCCTGTCAGGGCTATTCCATTCAGTTCCCAGCGTACAGGTAGATATGTCAATATTGACGCCTTGATTCGCGAACCCTGAGCCGGAGAACCTAATTACTAAATGGGAGCGCTCACGACGCTTGAGACGGGCTGAAATTGTGTACTGAGAACCGATAGTAGTGCTGAAGAGGTCGCCAGCGACGGTCTGTATGCTGTGGCGACTCGTTGCGGACGTCTCCCCTAACTTGTCAGAGCTAAACGTTGTACCAGTCCGTAACCAATCTGGAGATCCAAAATCATTATCAACTAGGATTTGATCACCCTTCAGCGAACTAACAACAGGCCGACCGCCTACCCATCGAAGATCCGGAGTACCGGCCGGAACATCAGTACCGTCGATGATTGATTTCCGAGGGTCAACCCGGACGCACGTTACCGGGAGCGCTTCGGAGCCGACTAAAATTGCGTCCTCATTCTGCACGTCGAAGTCGTCAACCCCGAATTTGAACATGTTGTTGAAAGCGCCCATTGGGACTCCTTACCTGTAATCCCAGAATAAATCAGCGGTACCGGATGCAGTAATGCAAGAAGGCCGGCCAAGCATATAATTGTCAGGCAAATCCTTTGAGCTGATTTCCCGGCCCGGATCAAGGAAAAAGCCAACACTAGCAACGGCGGTCTCTCCCTGAGGCACGATGTATACCCGGCTGCCGCCGCCGTTCTGCCATGTAAATTGTTTCTGGCGTGCAGTCGCGGCGATATCCGGCCCGAATGCCGCAGACGTACCATTTGCAGTTGTTTTACCGTTAGCCATATCAGCTATCTCCTTTCAGTGATGGTGTAAATTTATAACTCTTCATTATACGGAATGAGCTTCGACGCTTTCTGCACGCCACCGTTTACGGTCGTCAGATCTGCTGTGGTGGCCAGGGCGGATACATCAGCTTTCGATGCCGTGCGGCTAGCTGCATCCGTCGTAACTTCGTCGGCCAAGTGGTTGAACGTCGATAATCCTGAGACATCCGCCTTACTGGCGGTACGCGAAGCGGTATCGGTGATGACCTCGTTGGACGTGTGGTCAAACGTCGACAAACCGGAGACATCGGCTTTACTGGCAGTGCGCGAAGCGGTATCGGTGATGACCTCGTTGGACGTGTGGTCAAACGTCGACAAACCGGAGACATCGGCTTTACTGGCCGTGCGGCTAGCTGCATCCGTCGTAACTTCGTCGGCCAAGTGGTTGAACGTCGATAATCCGGAGACATCCGCCTTACTGGCAGTGCGCGAAGCGGTATCAGTGATGACCTCGTTGGACGTGTGGTCAAACGTCGACAAACCGGAGACGTTCGCAACTGGTCCTTGATTGAGCGCCTTCGTAGTGAGCTGGTCGCCACCTACGTCTTCAATCAACCCGTCGACGCGTTGCGTATCGGTGTAGATAGCGGCGAGGCTAGCGGTGAGCGAGTCACTATTTGCAATTACGACAGGAGCACGCCATTCAACATCAACACCGCCGCCTGCTGTCGTTGGCTCTTTTACCGGCCTTGCGCCATCGCTTCTGTAAAGACGCCGGTTGTCTGTCTGGTGGACGTTCGTGGTTGTATTGTTATCCAGTTTTATGTCCACAATTGGAACATTGATGCGAATGTTCGCATCGTCTTCCAGCGTAGTACCGCCGAAGAAGTCACGAATGCCGGCTTCCGTTGTTAAGTTGTAAACCCACCACGCGCCAAACTCTCTCAGTTCGTAGTTGGATGCTATGATGATGTCCACTTCATCATCGATATAGTCAGCTTGGAATTTGGTTATAGCTGAGCCGTCGAGAAGCCAACCGTTATACACATTCCAATCGTCTTGGGTTCCAATGAGAGTTAGGCCGCCAGCGGTCACGATACCCGATTCTGAGTATTCATCCTTAGCCGTGGCGCCAGAGGTCTGCACCGCGTTCAATTGCAGCGTATCGCCTTCGTCAGCTTCGGCGCTTAGAAGGTCGAGCGTGTAGCTGTATCCGCCACCTCCTGAAACCACGCTGTTGTCGATCTCTGCCGCTTTGGTGACGTTGTAAAGTTGAGCCCTGGTACCGTCAATTAAGTTAGCATTAGTTACGGTAACATTACGGATCAGCGTTATGGTTCCGCTAGTTTCAGTAGCCGTTGGCGCTGTTGCGCCGTTGGTGAGCGTGACGGTTAAGGCTGCGCCGCCGGTTACTTCGATTTCAGTAACGTTACAGTTTGCGCCGTCAAGCGTTAAAGTGTTGGCACCGGTGCCAGTGTGGACGATCTTCGATGCGATAATGTTGGTGTAAGTGTCGCCGTCCGATCCGTTGTCAATCTCTACATCGCAAGCAAATGTGCCGCCGCTGAGGAGTGTTCCGTTTTTAACGATCACCTTGCCGGTTGTCACCGTTGCGCCGAATTCACAGGTAACCATTTTGGCGGTGACGGCCGTCAGGCTTGCTGCGACGTAAACAGACCCGGTAGCGTCCAGAGTGAGCACGATGTCATCCAATACCATTTGGTCGCCCACCCTCGTAATAACAGGATAACCGTCGTTCGCGTACCACGCATAGTGCGCCATGTCGTAAAACTTATTGGTCGGTCCCACATCCGTATAGGCTGCGATCGTGGCGGGGTTCGTCTCTGTAAGGTCGATCAGGTTATTCAAGACAAAATTAACGAATGCGTTAGGCGTGTAGTCGGAATTGATAACGCCAACTGGCCCGGTCGGTGCGTAGGTGTCGCCTAGGCTGAAACCTACCGGGGGCTGGAATCCGAAAGCGCGCGCCTCAATAGCGTGCAGGATAGTTACCAGGTCGTATTTGAATGCTCCATTTCCGTACGTTGAGCCCGCTTGATCCGCCTCGTTCTTAGGGAAATACATTACGGGTCGGGAGACGCTGGAACCTGTGGTAAAGGCTCTCGAATCGTAGGTGCCGACGAGTTGACCGTTCGAGTCGGTCGTGAACGTCCCCAGCAAGGTCATTGCTCCGCTGCGGTCACTGGATAGCTTGACGGTTACGCCAGATACCTTTGCGCCGGTGTCGCGATTCGTGAAAGCCCAGCAGGAAGTCCAACCGTCGAAAAACTTACTATTCGCGCTGGCCATGCTAACCGTCTGATTGTTAAACGCTACGGGGTTCCAGATTCCCCATTCATTATTGCCGGAATTCCCGGTTCCAAGATTAAGGGATGTCGGGACATTGACTTCTTTGATGTACGGTAGGTCCATTCGACCACTGTCAAAGTTAGTTGGTCCGCTGCCGCAATTTTCGATGCGGAGATCGCCGGAAGCCGAGGGATCGCCTATCAGCTCCCAGCTGATATCATCAATGTGCATATCGTCGAGGTTAACGGTCTCTTGCGTGTATAGGCGTACGGTGGCGGTGCCTTCTGAAAATATCTGAGTATTTTGCATCTCTGAAAGGAATACTGCGACGGTTACGTCAGATAGGAAAGTTATCGAACAATCGATAAGATTAAAATGGCTGGATACTCCGGCGCGGGATCCACTGGCCCCATTGTAGCTCAACGCGGCTTCTTGAATAGCCCACCAATTATTAGCCGGTACCACTTTGTTGATAAAGAAATGACAACGTGTGAACGTAATCACTCCTGTGCCGTGAGCCCTTATTGCACCATCGTCTTTCAATAAAATCGATTCGTCTTCCGCAGAGGCTACACCGGTAATAGGGTCAGCAATGGTAAATACCATTTGACCGTCTACTACTGAAAAATTGGTGAATCCTGCGTTTGACATAATTAAGCGCGGCCTCTGGTTGCGATCGGATCACTTAAAACCGGATCGTTGAAAGTCGCATAGAACGTATCGAGCAAGGGGTCGTAGGGCTGAGGGTCGAGCTTGTAACGGGTGACTCCGCCATCGATAAACTGATAAACATCGCCTGCGGCGATAGTGGCGATGACCGACGGCTCAACCGACCACATGCTAAGCAATCCGATCCATGAAAACACAAACGCATCATCACTTGCGCCAGGCGCGTGAGTCTCACCGTGCGCAACAACGCCGACTACCCCATCGAATATGATATTGACGGGGGTTGCCTCTCCCATCTCCACATCGACATGTACCTCATCAAATTCAATATTAATCATCGTCATGGGTAAACCACATCATTAATATTGAATTTTCCCTGGTACCCGCCGACGATTACGTCGCCGCTATTCCTAAAATCAACATCATACGTGAACCCAGCCGGGTCAAGGTCCGTATCTGCAGTGGTCAGCGAAATCGTGGCAAGGCCGCCGGGGATGTCGGTAATGACTGCAGTAACTTCGATGTCATACCCGGCCTGGGCGATATCCTTTTTCGCGGCGAATGTGATTACATAGCCTGTAAGGTCGACAGCCGAACCGTCGGCATTAGTAAACGTAAGTGGAATCACTAAAGTTTTGCCGCGGAATACGCAATAGTTTGGACCTGCCGGACAAGACATAATCAGCGATCACCTTTCAGTTTCGAAATTGTCAAGTATGCCCCTGCTAGATCATTCCGCAGTTTCAACGTCACCGCACTCAACGCCTCAAGCTCATCACTCAGTTGATCATTGGTCTTATCGGTCGGCATGCCCTGGGAGGGGTCGATACTTGCCTGCCGTGGCAGGGTCCGCGACTCTCCCGATCTCTCCGAATACCGATCAAGGAACCCCTGTACAATCTCCTGTGCATCGCCCTCTTCCAGCAGCTCGAACAACTCGGGGTGCTCGTCAAAGAAACGAGTCGCTTCCGCGGCCAGGGGAACATTCCCTGAAGAGAACAGTCCCCCTGGATTTGCCGCGGGCTGGTCTACGAAATCGTTTGCGCGGAGATCTTCAATCTCAATAAATTCCTTGTTGCCTTGGAATTCAGGCTTTCTGAATTTGCAATTATTACGGATCTCATAGTAGTCGTAAATCTTCTTTCCCTTTTCATCGCGGACATAGGTTTTACCCGGCTTGAACACAATTGAGGTCCCAAACATATCCGGCTCAGTCTCAGCCAGGTCCAGGAGGTAGTCCACTGGATCGTTGCTGAACCCTGGTGATTTCCGCGCCGCCTCCGAGAAATTCATATCAGCGCGGGCAATCGCAACGCCGCTTGAATCATCCAGGTAGAAATTGGTTTCCTTGCCCATGTATGTACCAAGCGCGGTCGATGACATGTTCGGATGACCGAACCGAGCCTTTAAGCCACCGGCTCTGTCGTTGCCAAGCTTCACAGCATGCGCAATCTGTTCAGCCTCGATGAACACACCATGGCCCAGCGCCTCACCCTCAGTGATCACAGCGAGCCCGTTAATCCGTGAATTCTCGCGGTCGACTTTTCCGCGGGTCTTATCCAGGCCGCGCGCTACACCGGAACGAAATGCATTTGCCTTCGGCCAATCATCGGCTGGCTTAGTCATCGTTATTGCCCTCATCATTAGAGTTATCGCCGGATTCTTCCTCAGGGAATAAGTCTTCCTGGCCCGGCTTCCCGTAAAAAATCTTGACGCCCTTTTCTTCAGCTGCCTTCTGGTAGGTGGCGTTCTGCTCCAAAAGCTCCATTGCATCGCGGTCGTGCTTCTTGCACCAACTCTGCGGCGATTCCAAGCCGGCGGCAATCGCAGAAACCGCCGCTTCAATCTCGATCTTTGGATCGTTGAACGGGATGCCACCGGGGATAAACTCCACCAGCTCCTCGATATGATCCATGAAGTCAGCCTGAGTAAGAACAGTGCCACCCTCAAGCGGGTATTGGCTGAGGTCTAACCGACCCGCCGCAATCTCAAGATCCAGTTGCCAGAGGAACCATTTGTTCTGAAATACCACCAGTTGCTTTCTTTTCGGCCGACAGGTACGCTCATACTTCTGAGTATCCGCATACCTCGCATTGTAACTCGACTTCCGCGAATCGAAGAAGGAGAACGGAATGTCAGCAGCCAACAGCGCAATCTGAATCTCCAGGTTGGTCCACTCCATATAGGAGGAATGCGGGGTTTTACTCTCGATCGTGTTCACCCGGCCGTCCGTCTCGATCTTCAGCCCAGGCTCTACTTTGAAAGATAAATTACTCTTCTCTGAACTGCCCGTTGGAGCCTCACCGGTCGAATCATCCTTTATGTCGAAGTCGCTGTCGCTCGACATATCAGCGCCCTCGATTGCGATTCCAAACATCGCCATCGTCTTCGTCTTGATCGCCATCGCGTCAAGCCCTTCATAAATATCCTGCATGCGGTTGATGTTGGTCACCAGCGGAGACACGCCGCGCGTCTGGTCGTGACGTTTCGAATAATCAACCTGCATAGTCGTCGTCGAAGGATTCCACTGCGCAAAGACAAAAGATGATCCCTTGCGGATATGCACCGCATAGCCCAGGTGCTCGCCAGTCGTCGCACTCTTAGCCACACCGTCGACCACCGGATCCAACCGTCTGGCGCCGCGACCGAATGGAGTCTTGATCCTATCGCCTTCAAAAAGCTGAACCCTGCCCGAAGTCGTGAACGCCGGGAAGATATCGCCGTCGACGAACCGCCCGGCTTCAAGGAAATTCACCATCTCTTGGCGCGATCGCCGCTTTGCCAGGTCGAAATTCTCAGCCTTAGACAACCGCTTCACCATCCGCTCCAAAACCTTATCAAGATTCTCATTCCCCGTATGCGCCTGGAACGAAAACTTAGCTACGCTCGCCAGGTGACAATTCACAATCCACTGTGCCAGCTCTATGTTGCGCCGTTGGCTCCTGGTCGTAGCAACTACCGTCTGTTTCTCGTTATCACTCGCCGCATCATCCTCACTACCAAGCGAACGCCGAGGAGACGACCGCCGCCCCTTATCCTGAGTAGCGTGGTAATCCCCGAACAGCACAACCTCAGCCGCATCATGCAGCCGCGCCATGCCTACTCGAACTTCTCGATATGCTTTACGAAAACGATTCACTAAAAGTACCCTCGAAAGTTAGCCTTAACCGCACCCGGCCGGCTGTTATTCGCACGTCTGACCTTCGCCTCCAGTTGCGTCTCCATATCGTACAGCTTATTAAGATCAGCCTTCTTGAACATGCGGTCGCCGATCCGGTATTGCTGATTCAGCAAACACGCTGCGATAGCCGCCTGAACTGCTACTAGTGATGCTGCTGGAGAGTCGCCGTAAGCCAAAAGTTTACTCCTGTAGTTCATTAAAGCGCAACGAAAAAGCGGCAATCAGGTCGGGCGCCCGATTGCCGCTTCGAATTTATCACAAACTGGCCGGTCTGCTTCGTTGCTGCTGCCATTACATATGCGAGAAGATCACCCCTTTTACAAACCATCATCCCAACTTAGAGAGTATTAATACCCATTTTCCAACTGTCCACCCTCATCAATCTGATCTAGCGCCAAAAGTCAAATAGACTCTGCTTCTCTGCCAGGTCCTCTTTCAGCTGTTTGTTTTCGACTTTTAGGTCGTTTAGCTCATTGATGTGCCATGTCTCTCCATGGATCGGAAGCCCACACAGATTACAACACTTGACTGTCGTGTATCCAGGACTTCTTTCACATTTGCATTTACTCATATCAATATCTCTCTAGTTACTGATTAACTGATTACTGAATACTGATTACTCTATTCCTTCGCCCTTCCCCGCACTTCATGCCGCAGTCGCTCTTTCTCGCGTCTCTTCTCCTCGATCTTGTGCCATGCGCCGATCACTTCACGAGACAGCGGCATAAGTTTTTCGACTGACGATACTGATTTCATTTACTTATCCTCTGGTTCAAAAAGTTACGGCTGCGGTCAACACTGCCGCGGCTAACCAGTAGACAGTCATCCGCCAGTTCTCTTTAGTTGCATACACGATGGCCGCAGCAACGTTGAGGACAATCAACACAGTTGGAAACACCTTAGGATTCATCCGTCTTCTCTCCATTTTTTGCGCCTTTTGCGCCTTTTGCGCCTTTTTGCGGCCAACTCCCGACACTCTATTTAGGAATAAACTCCTGAACCAAGCCGGTAAGATAAGGCTTTAAGTTCGGTTCCTCGATGCGAAGCTTCCAAGTCACAATCGCGACCAGCTGCTTATGTTTCAGCTTACCTTTCAACCACGGATCCATTGTATACTCGACCACCTTACTAGCCTCACGTGTGGCGGAATCCCGTTTTTCGCGCAACACCACACGTTGCTCAGCCTTCGGCAGCCGCCGGAACCCGATAACAGCCCGACGTACAATATCAGCCTTAGAAATCTTCCAGGCGCACGACATCACCGTCATCGTATTCCAGCAAGCAATAGACAACCGAATCTTAGCCATCTTTATGCCGACCGAGTATGGAGGATACGAATCAGCTCCTTGTAGACTGCTGCACATGTCAATGCATCATCAACCGCTGAATGAGCTTTGCCGCTATCGATGCCAAAGTGTTTGGCTAACTTCTGAAGAGACAGCCCTTC